ATGGACGATCCGGTGATTCAGGGCGGATGCGGTCGCACGGTGATGGCGCGGCAGCCGCAGGATAAAAATGTGACCGACGAACAGCGGCAGCTGTTTCTCGACGCGCTGGCGGGCAGTTGCAATGTACGGCAGGCGGCGGCCGAGGCGGGCTTTGCGCCGTCGACGGCGTACAAGATCCGCCAGCGCGATACGGCTTTTGCCGCCGCGTGGCAGGCGGCGATCGAAACCGGCTATGTGCGGCTGGAAACGGCGCTGGTCGAGCGTGCGATCCTGACGATCGAAACGTCGCGCGACGATGGGCCCGATGCGCCGCCTGTCGTCGGTGCGATGACGGTGGCCCAGGCGATCGACCTGATGAACAAGCATCGCGCGAGCATCGAGGGCGGGCGAGCGAAGCGCGTGCGATTGAACGCGCGCCAGCGGCCGACGGCGGAGGAAACCGACGCCGAAATCCTGCGGCGGATCGCGGTGATCGAGCGGCAGCGCGTGAAACCGGCCGGGCAGGACGGCGATTAATGGCGCGCTGGATCGACCAGCTGAAGCTGGGCGCCGATGAAACCATCCTCGACCGTATTCTGTCGTTGTCGCTTGAGGAGCGCGAGCGGCTGATCCGCGAGATGCCGCGTAAATATGTGCAGGAGCTGGAGGAGCGTTGGTACACCTGGGCGCATGACGGGCAGCGCGAACCGCCGGGCGACTGGCCGGTGTGGCTGATCCGCGCCGGGCGCGGTTTCGGCAAGACCCGCGCCGGGGCCGAATGGGTGAGCGAGGTCGCGCGGCGGATGCCGGGCGCCCGGATCGCGCTGGTCGCGGCGAATGAGGGCGATGGATTGCGCGTGATGATCGAGGGGCCGAGCGGACTGATCGCGGTCGCTCGCGCCGATGAAAATCCGCGCTGGCGATATCGGTTGCGCGAACTGCATTTCGACAGCGGTGCGGTGGCGACGCTCTTCTCTGCGCAGGCGGGCGAAAATCTGCGCGGCCCCGAACATCATGCCGCCTGGTGCGACGAGCTGGCGAAATGGCGTTATGGCGATGTGGCGTGGGACAATCTGATGATGGGGATGCGGCTGGGCGAAAAACCGCGCGTTCTGGTGACGACCACGCCGCGCCCGGTGCCGCTGATGGCGAAGATCGAGAAAATTCCGGGGCATGTGATGACATGGGGGCGGACGGCCGGAAATCCGCATCTGCCGCCGAGTTTCGTGACCCATATGATCGCGCAATATGGCGGGACGCGGCTGGGCCGGCAGGAACTGGACGGCGAAATGCTGGAGGATGTCGAGGGCGCGCTGTGGCCGCGCGCGCTGATCGAGCGGTGCCGGATCGCCGAAGATGATGTCGGCAAGCTGGCGCGCGTGGTGATCGGGGTCGATCCGCCGGCGACATCGCATGGCGACGCGTGCGGGATCGTGGTCGCCGCGCAACTGCGCGACGGGCGGCTGGCGGTCGTCGAGGATGCGAGCGTCGAACATGCCTTGCCGGGGGTGTGGGCGCATGCGGTCGCGGCGGCGGCGGCGCGCTGGGGCGCCGACCGGGTGGTCGCCGAAAGCAATATAGGCGGCGAGATGGTCGGTGCGGTGCTGGCACAGGCGAATATCGCGCTGCCGGTGAAGGCGGTCCACGCGAGCGTCGGCAAGGCACGCCGCGCCGAGCCGGTCGCGCTCGCCTATGAGCGCGGACAGGTGGTGCATGCGGGGGCGTTTGCGGCGCTGGAGGACCAGCTTTGCGGGTTTCAGCTGGGCGGCGGTTATGCCGGGCCGGGCCGATCTCCCGATCGGGCGGACGCTTGTGTTTGGGCGCTGGCGGAGTTGCTGGAGGGGTTGCGCAAAGGGCGGGCGCCGGGGGTGCGACGGGTTTAGGCAGGAATAGCCATTTTATTCCGTTCGCATCGAGCGAAGTCGAGATGCCCATCGATCGTTCACGCCTTCAAGGTGTCTCGACTTCGCTCGACACGAACGGAATTTGGGCGGTGGTTTTGTGCCGCTGTGGGCCCCGGCTTTCGCCGGGGAACAGCATTTGGCTGCATATTGGCGGGAGAAGATCATGAACTGGTTTGGCCGGAAGGCTGCGCAGTCCTCTGCGCGGCCTGCTTTGTCGCGGGTGTATGGGACGTGGGCTTCGCCTGCGCCGCTGTCTTATGAGGCGCAGCTGCGTGAGGGTTATATGGGCAATGCGATCGTCCAGCGGGCGGTGCGGCTGGTCGCCGAGGCGGCGGGCAGCGCGCCGCTGGTCGCGAGCGATCCGGCGCTGGCGGCGCTCGTGTCGGGGGCGTCAGGCGGGCAGGGGCTGGTCGAGACGCTGGCGTCGCAATTGCTGCTCCACGGCAATGGTTATGTGCAGATTTTGGCCGATGGCGCGGGCGCGCCCGCCGAACTGTTCGCGTTGCGGCCCGAGCGGGTGACGGTCGAGGCCGATGCGCGCGGGTGGCCGGTCGCCTATCGGTACAAGGCCGGCGGCGCGGGGGTGGTGCTTCCCGCCGAGGATGGCGCGGGGCGGACGGCGGTGGTGCATGTGAAGGCGCTGCATCCCTTGGACGATCATTATGGCGCGGGCTGTCTGGGCGCCGCGTCGGCCGCGATCGCGGCGCATAATGCGGCGGCGGTGTGGAACCGCGCTCTGCTCGACAATGCGGCGCGGCCTTCGGGGGCGCTGGTGCATGATCCGGGGGACAAGGGCATGCCTTTGTCGGCGGAACAAGTGGATCGGCTGCGCGAGGAGCTGGCCGAGAGTTTCTCGGGCGGGGCGAATGCGGGGCGGCCCCTGTTGCTGGAGGGTGGATTGCGGTGGCAGGCCTTGTCGCTGTCGCCCGCCGAGATGGATTTTCTGGCGCTGAAGGATTCGAGCGCGCGCGAGATTGCGATGGCGTTCGGGGTGCCGCCGATGCTGCTCGGCCTGCCCGGCGATGCGACCTATGCCAATTATCGCGAGGCCAATCGCGCGCTGTGGCGGCTGACGGTGTTGCCTTTGTGCGCGAAGATATTGGGGGCGGTGGCGCAGGGTCTTTCGGGCTGGTTCGCGGGCGCGGAGCTGCGCGTCGATCTGGATAAGGTGCCGGCGCTGGCCGAGGACCGGATGGCGCTGTGGCGCGAGGTGTCGGCGGCCGACTGGCTGACGGCGGCCGAGAAGAAGGCGCTGCTGGGGGTGGATTAGCGAAGAAGCAGAAGAAGAGGATTCGCGCAGAGGCGCAGAGAACGCAGAGGTGGCGGTTCGGTGTTGCTGGGCCGGTCGATGACGCAGACGGATGAAAATATTGGGCGGCTTTGCCGCCCTTTTTGCTGCGCTGCGTTCTCTGCGCGCATTTTTCCCATGCATAGGGAGATCAGGACATGGATGAGGAAGAGGCGCTGGCGCGGTTGATCGCGCTGGCAGGGACGGGTGCGGCCGGAGCTGCCGGTGCGCTCGATGCGGCGCTGCTGCGTGCGGTGGTCGAGGAGGCGAGCGAGCTGGGGGCGCGGCGGGCTTTGGCGCGGCTGGGGCTGGCCGATGAGGCGGCGCGCGATGACATAGTGGATCTGCGCCAGCTGCTCGGCGCCTGGCGCGATGCGAAGACGAGCGCGTGGAAGGCGGCGGTCGACTGGGCGGTGCGCGGGATGCTGGCGTTGCTGGTCGTCGGGCTGGCGGTGAAGCTGGGGTTGCCGGGGTTGCTGCGGTGACGGCGGCGGCGCTCGCCGCGCCGCGCGCCGGGGGCGTTCGCTTTGCGGGCTATGCGTCGGTGTTCGACCGGGTCGATCGCGGCGGCGATGTGGTGCGCTCGGGGGCTTTTGCCGCGAGTTTGCGGGTGCGTCGGGCGGTGCCCCTGTTGTGGCAGCACCGGCCGGGTGCGGTGATCGGGACGATCGAGACATTGGCGGAGGATGCGCGCGGGCTGCGCGTCGTGGCGCGGGTGACGGATGGCGTCGCGGCGGGGCTGGTCGCGCGCGGGGCGCTGACCGGATTGTCCTTTGGATATCGGGTGGCGGCGGCGCGCGGGGTTCGTCCTCGCGAGTTGCTGGCGCTCGATCTGGCCGAAGTGAGTTTGGTTGCGATGCCGATGCAGCCGCTGGCGCGGGTGATTGCTGTGGATTTCTTGAAGGAGTGACGGGAATGGAATTTGATGTGGAAGTGAAAGCGGATGCGCTCGACGGGGCGTTCGATGCGATGCTGGCGGCCGAGGCGGTCGATGAGCTCAAGGCGTCGGTGGCGGCGCTGAAGGCGCAGGTCGATGCGCAGACGGTGGCGGCGTCGCGGCTGCCGCTCGACGGAGCCAAGGCGGCCGATCCGGCGCGCGATGCCTTTGTCGAGCGTTACCTGCGGCGCGGGGTCGATGCCGGAGTGGAGATGAAGAGCCTGTCGGGGGCCAGCGGCGGCGAGGGCGGCTATGCGGTGCCGCGCGAGATCGACGGGACGATCGCGGCGACGCTGAAATCGCTGTCGCCGATCCGGTCGGTCGCAACCGTCGTGCAGACGGGATCGAGCGGCTATCGCAAGCTGATCGCGACGGGCGCGATGGGCGCGGGCTGGGTCGGCGAGACCGCAGCGCGGCCCGAGACGGCGACGCGCAGCTTTGCCGAGATCGTGCCGCCGTCGGGCGAGCTTTACGCCAATCCGGCGGCGAGCCAGGCGATGCTGGACGATGCGATGTTCAACGTCGAGGACTGGCTGGCCGACGAGCTGGCGCGCGAATTTGCGGTCGCCGAGGGGACGGCGTTCGTGAGCGGCAATGGCACGAACCGGCCGAAAGGCATATTGTCCTATGCGACGACGAACGAGGTCGACGGCGTCCGCGCGTTCGGGACGTTGCAGCATCTGGCGTCAGGGACGGCAGGGGCCTTTCCGGCGGCGAACCCGCAGGACAAGCTGGTCGAGCTGGTCCACAGCCTGCGTGCACCCTATCGTCAGGGCGCGGTGTGGGTGATGAACAGCGATACGCTGGCGCGCATCCGCAAGTTCAAGACGACCGACGGGGCGTTTCTGTGGCAGCCGGGGCTGGTCGAGGGGCAGGCGGCGAGCCTGCTGGGCTATCCGGTGGTCGAGGCCGAGGACATGCCCGATGTGGCGGCGAACAGCCTGTCGATCGCCTTCGGCAACTTCCGCGCCGGCTATCTGGTTGCCGACCGCGGCGAGACGCGTATCCTGCGCGACCCGTTCAGCAACAAGCCCTTCGTGCATTTCTATGCTACAAAAAGGGTCGGCGGCGCGGTGATCGACTCGCAGGCCATCAAGCTGATGAAATTCGCCGCCAGCTGACACGGCGCTGGCGTGCGATGGGCGCCCGGTCCCTGTTCCTCTATCCCTTTCGGTAGCGGGGGCCGGCCGCCGATCCAGCCAGCAGATCGGCCATAGCGCCCGCCCACTTTCGCGAAGAGGGAGAGGCGGCGGACATAAATCGGAAAACGAAAGGATGGGCGATGGGGGCGACAAGCCTGTTGCCGGGCGATGCCCCGGTGAGCCTGAACGAAGCGCGCGACTGGTTGCGCATGGGGGCGGCGACCGACGATGCGATCGTCACGGGATTGATCCTTGCAGCGACCGGCATTTGCGAAGCCTTTGTCGGCGCGTGGCTGATGATCCGGGACGTCGAAGAGGTGCTGACGCTGCGGGGCGGGAGCGTGCGGCTGAGCGCGCGTCCGGTGGTGACGATCGGGACCGTCACCCTGCTGGGGCCGGAGGAGATGGCGACGGCGGTGGAGGCGGACGCGTATCGCCTGCGCCGCGATCGCGACGGGACCGGGCGGCTGGCGATCGATCGGGCCGGTGACGGCGCGCAGCTGCGCGTCGCCTATCGCGCCGGAATCGCCGAAGATGCAGGCGCCGTCCCCGAAGCCATCCGCCACGGCATTCTGCGCATGGTCCGGCATCTGCACGATGCGCGCGACGGGGAGGGCGCACCGCCGCCAGCCGCAATCGCGGCGCTCTGGCACCCCTGGCGGCAGATCACGTTGGGAGGGGCGCGATGACCGGCGCCGAACAGGCGGTGCGCGGCAGGGCATTGGCATTGCTGGCGGCCGACGGCGCGCTGGCCGGGCTGGTTCATGGCGTCTTCGACGGCGTCCCGGCGCGGGCGAGCGCGCCCTATGTGGCGGTGGGGCCTGCCGAAGGGGTTGATTGGGGAACCAAGGACCGGACCGGGCGCGAGGTCCGCCTGACGCTGACACTGACGGGCGTGGGGGGCGCGGTCGACGATCGGGCGTCCGCGCGCATTGCGGCGGTGGCGCCGATGATGCGAGGGGCCGCCGATGGCTGGTCGGTCGTGAGCGCGCGGGTGATCCGGACGCGCTTTGCCTTTGGGCGCGATGGCGGCTGGCGGCACGACACCATCTGGCGCTGCCGCTGTCTGATGGCGTGAGATTTTTCGGTCGCGTGCAGTGTGCACAAGCGCCGGTTGCAACCCGTCCCGGGCCCCGGCTTTCGCCGGGGAGCCATAGAGGGAACGGGAAGGACGCCGGCGGCGATCAGTCGCCAGGCATCGTGTTGGTGTCGGCGTAATCCTTATATTTGTCGACGAAATTGGCGTGATAATCGTCGACCTGCATGTCGGCGTCCTCGGATGCGACCTTTTCGGAATCGCCGCCCGAGCGGCTGAACGCGATCACCGCGCCCCGAAAGGCGGCGCGTTCGTCGTTGCAGATCGATTTGACCGCCACTTCGAATTCGCCGGCCGGCATTTTGGCCTCCAGCGACTTCTTCACATTGTCGCGGAGGCACTTGGTGAAGGCGGCGCGCGTCGTGTCGACCGTTGCGGTCGGCGCGGGCGCCATGGCGGCCAGCAATATTGTCGTGATCAGCATCCTGCGACTCCCCGTTAACGCATGATTTTTCAGGTGAGGAGAATAGACGATGGCGATTGAAAATGGGAGCGCTTTTCTGCTCAAAATCGGTGATGGCGCGGTGCCGCCCGCCTATCGCACCGTTGCGGGGCTGCGCACGACCCAATTGTCGGTCAATGGCGAGGCGGTCAATGTCACGACCAAGGATTCGGGCGGCTGGCGCGAGCTGTTGTCGGGCGCCGGGGTGCGTTCGGTTTCGGTGAGCGCCGCGGGCATTTTTACCGGGTCCGATGCCGAAGTGCGGCTGCGCGGTCATGCGCTGGCGGGCGCGATCGATGCCTATGAACTGAGTTTCGAAAGCGGTGAGCGGATGCAGGGGCGGTTCCTGGTCACGCGGCTCGATTATGCCGGCGATTATAATGGCGAGCGCAATTACACGCTGAACCTGGAATCGAGCGGCGCGGTGATCAGCCTGTGAGCGCGGCCAACGCCTTGCGCGGGGAGGCCGAACTGCGCGTCGGAGGGGCGGTACTGGTGCTGCGCCCGAGCTTTGCCGCGCTGGTCGCGGCCGAGGCAGAGCTTGGGCCGTTGTTCGCGCTGGTCGAGCGCGCCGCCGATGGGCGGCTGGGGCTGGGCGAGATGACCTGCCTGTTCTGGCATTGTGTCCGCGACCGCGCGGAGGGGCTGACGCGCGAGGCGGTGGGCGAGGCGGTGGTCGCGGCCGGACTGGCGGCGGTGACGCCAGCGCTGCGCGTGCTGCTGGGACAGATTTTACAGGGGCGGTGAGGTGGCGCGCGAGGTTGGCAGGCCAAGGTCTCTCACTTTCAGAAGCCTGCCACCATTTCGTCATGCTGAACTTGTTTTAGCATCCATGGCCTGTCCTCTCGTTCGACGCGGCGCTCATGGAAAAGGCAGGCCATGGACCCTGAAACAAGTTCAGGGTGACGAGGGGCAAGGTGATGAGTGAGGGGCTTTTTGGCGCTGCGGCGCTGCCTTTGCTCGGCCTGATGGCGCGGGTCGCGGGGTGGCGGCCGACGGAATTTTGGGCGGCGACGCCGGCCGATGTGGCGGCGGTGCTGGCGGGCTGGGTCGATGAGGACAGCGAAGCGCCGCTGGGCCGGCATGGGCTGGCGGCGATGATGGAGGCATTTCCCGATGGATGAGATCGACGAGATGGTGGTGGCGGTCCGCGCCGACACCGGGGCGTTTCGCCGCGACATTGCGGTATTGCGCGCCGAGCTGGGCGGCGGGCTGACGACCGCCGCCGATGCGGCGGGGCACGGGATCGAGCGGGCGCTGAACCGCGCGATCATATCCGGGAAGCTGGGGTTCGAGGATCTGAAGCGGATCGCGCTGTCGGTGATGGCCGATATCGCGCGCGCGGCGATTTCGAACGGGATCGGCGCGGCGATGGGGGGAAGCGGCGGATCGGGCGGCGGCGGTGGATTGTTGCAGCTGGGAATGAGCCTGGCGACGGCGCTGTTCGGCGCGCCCGGACGCGCGACGGGCGGGCCGGTAAGCGCGGGGCGCGCCTATCGCGTCGGCGAGCGGGGCCCCGAACTGTTCGTGCCGACCGCGAGCGGGCGGATCGAGGCCGCAGGCGGGACGGTGCACAACATCGCGATCACGGTGAATGTGCGCGGTGAGACGGGAAGCGACCCGCAGCGGCTGGCACAGACGGGGCGGCAGCTGGCGCGCGCGGTGCGGCGTGCCGTCGCTGCCGGAGAGGAATGATGGGCTGGGCGTTGGCGGCGGCCGAGCCGCATCATCGCAAGGGGTGGCTGAAACGCTTTGACCCGCGTTACTGGACGGTCGATTTTGCGCGTCCGATGATGGCGAGCGTTGTGAGCGAGACGCCGGGGATGCTGCGCGTCGAGGCGGTCTTTTACCGGAAGCAGGATCTGGCGGGGCTGATCTGGGAGAGCGAAGACCGCTGGGATCATCCTTTGCTCGCCTATGAGACGCGGCGCGATTTTCGCCGCACGCAGCTGACATTTCGCTGGCGGTCGGGCGGAATGAAGCCGCTCGACGCGCTGCACGGGCCGACGTTGACGATCGAAGGGCGCGATGCCGCGGGGAACCCGCGCGCCTGGTATGTGCGGCTGTGGAATTATGCGGCCGGAACGGCCGAGGATGCGCTCGTCAGCCTTGATTTCGATGCGCTGGTAGGCGGGTTTCTGTTGCCGGACGAGGCCGACCCCGTGTGGGCGGGCGACATCGACCGAATGTTCATTTCGCTGGTGCCCCCGTCCTTCGATGGCAGCGACGGCGTGCTGTCCGCTCCGGCCGAGGGCTGGGCCGAAATGAGCGAGATCGTCTGTTCGGGATCGGGGTCGGTGCTGGCGATCGGCGATGTGACGATGCCCGAGCATCGTCTGGGGATCGCGAGCGGATATGACGACAGCTATCATCTGACCCCGGGTCGGCTGGTGCGGCAGATCGTCCAGCTGGGTTATCGCGGCGATGTCGTCCATTATGTCGGGATGAGCCATTATATGCGGCTCGAGGCGCTGGGCGGCGGTTTTTACGCCAGCCTCGCGGGCGGGGTGCTCAATGCGCCTTGCACGGCGTGGCACGCGGGGTTCGCGGGGGCGTGCAAGGCGGCGGGGCTGGGTCTGATCTGGTCGCTGTCCTATGAATATTTCGACGCCTATTGCTGGAACGACTGGAAGCAGCGCGCGGCCGACGGGTCCCCGGCGCTGACCGGCTGGGAACCGCCGTCGACGCTGTTGTCGCCCGCCAATGCGGTGGCGATGGGATATTTGCAGCTGGTCGCGCGGGCGTTCGTCGCGATCGGACGCGGCGCGGGACTGCCGCTGAAATTCCAGGTCGGCGAGCCATGGTGGTGGATCGCGAGTGGCGGCCGCCTTTGCGCTTATGACGATGCGACGACGGCGGCGCTGGGGTCGGCGAGCGTGGTGATGACCGATGTGCGCGGCGTGCTGGATACGGGGCAGCGGGCGATGCTCGACGCGCTGGGTGCGCTACTCGCGACGTCGACCGCGGCGCTGGTCGCGGCGGCGCGCGATGAGGCCGGGACGGCGGGGCTGGTCAGCCATTTGCTGGTCTTTCTGCCCACCGTCCTCGATGCCGCGGCCCCTGAGGTGCGGCGCGCCAATGTGCCGGTCGGCTGGGCGGCGCCGGCGTTCGATGTGCTGCAGCTGGAGGATTATGACTGGGTCACGAGCGGACGCGGCGCCGAGACGGCGGGCGGTGTTGCGGCGATGGTCGAGCGGCTGGGCTATCCGGTGGACGAGCAGCATTATTTTTCGGGCTTTGTGCTGAACGCCGAAGACCGCGCGCAATGGGGGCCGATCGCCGATGCCGCCGATGAAGCGCGGCGTGCGGGGGTGGCGCGGGTGTTCGTCTGGGCGCTGCCGCAGGTCGCGCGCGACGGTTTTATGACCTTTGACGGGGAGGATGATGTGCAGGCCTTTGATGCGGTGGATTTCCCGCTGGCGATCGGCCGCGAGGCGATGGTGGTGACTGAATTTTCGACCCAGATCATCGCATCGCCGTCGGGGCATGAGCAGCGCGCGAGCGAATGGGCCGAGGCGCGGATGCGTTATGATGCGGGGCCGGGGGTGCGGTCCGAAGCCGATGTCCGGACGCTGGCCGATTTTTTCCGCGCCCGGCGCGGGGCGGCGCGCGGGTTTCGCTTTCGCGATCCGTTCGATGCCAGCTCGGCCGCCGATGGCGCGATGCCGGGGGCGAACGACCAGTTGCTGGGGATCGGCGACGGGAGCCGGCGGCAGTTTGTGCTGGTTAAGCAATATGGCGACGGCGATGCGGTGCAGATGCGCACGATCCGCCTGCCGGTCGCGCACAGCGTGCGCGCGTCGCTGGATGGGGTGGAGACGGCGGGTTTTTCCGTGACGGGGGCGGGCGAATTGCTGTTCGATGCCGCGCCCGCGCGGGGGGCGACGGTGCGCGCGGGCTTTCTGTTCGACGTCGCGGTGCGCTTTGCCGAAGACCGGCTGGAGGTCAGCCGCGCGACCTTTCTGGCGGGCGAGATCGCGAATGTTCCGCTGATCGAGGTGCGGGCGCCATGGTGATGCCGGAAACGTTGAGCGCGGCGCCCGGCTGGCTGCGCGAAGAGCTGGTGACGCTGGCCTGGTGCTGGCGGCTGTCGCGGCGCGACGGGGTGGTGATCGGGCTGACTTCGCACGACCGCGACCTGATGGTCGGCGGGCTGGTCTATCGCGCCGCGCCGGGGATGAAGCCGTCGGCGCTGGAGACGAGCGACAGTCTGGACATGGAGACGCTTGACCTGGAGGGCGGGCTGGCGAGCGATGCGATCGCGGCGGACGATCTGGATGCCGGGCGCTGGGACGGCGCCGAACTGACGCTGTTCGTCACCGACTGGACCGCGGCGGATGCGGCGCCGGTGACGGTGGCGCGCGGGTCGCTGGGCGCGGTCGAGCGGCGCGGGACGGCCTTCACGGCCGAATTGCAGGGGGTGACGCGGATGCTCGACCGGCCGGTGTGCCCGGCGACCTCGCCGAGTTGCCGTGCCGATCTGGGCGACCGGGCGTGCCGGGTCGACCTGGCGCCGCGCACGCATTTCCGGCGGGCGATCGCGGTCGCGGGGCGGATCGTGACGCTCGACAGCGCGGTAGACGCCATGGCCTTTGGCGAGCTGATGTGGATCGAGGGCGCCAATTGCGGGCTGGTGTCGCCGGTGATCGCCGCCGAGGGCGCGGCGCTGCATCTGGCTGAGGGGCCGCCGCTGACGGCGGTGCTGCCGCTGCGCGTGCGGCTGACCGAAGGGTGCGACAAGCAGCTGGCGACCTGTCGGACGCGTTTTGCCAATGCGGTGAATTTTCGCGGAGAAGCTCACCTGCCTGGCAATGACCTGCTGACGCGTTATCCCGGTGGATGAGGTCGGCGCGCACGCTTTTGCGGCGGCGCGGGCGATGGTCGGGGCGCCGTTCCGGGCGCAGGGATGTGATCCGGCGACGGGGGTCGACTGCGTTGGGCTGGTGTGGGCGGCCTATGCGGCGGCGGGGCTGCGGCTTGTGCGGCCGCGAGACTATCCCCTTCGCGGGTGGGCGCGGGCGCGCGTGGAGGCGGCCCTGACGGCGGCCGGTTTCGTGGCGGTCGATGCGGATGTGCGCGACGGGGACGTCGCGTTGATCGTTTTTGCGGCGGGGCAATTTCATCTGGGGCTGATCGGGCCGGGGAGTCTGGTCCACGCGCATGCGGGGCTGCGGCGGGTGGTCGAGACTCCCTTTGATTCAAAGGCAGAGGGCGCGGCGCTGTGGCGCTTAGGGAGTTTATGATCATGGCGACATTGGTGCTGACGGTGGTTGGCGGGATCGTGGGCGGGCCGGTCGGGGCGGCGATCGGGGCCGCCGTCGGCCAGCAGATCGATGCCGCGATCTTCAAGCCCAAGGGGCGCGAGGGCCCCCGGCTGGCCGATCTGAAAGTGCAGGCATCGACCTATGGCCAGCAGATCCCGCAAATGTTCGGGACGATGCGCGTCGCGGGGAGCGTCATCTGGGCGACCGACCTGATCGAGCGGCGCAGCAAGCGCGGCGGCGGCAAGGGGCGGCCGTCGGTGACCGAATATAGCTATGCCGCGTCGCTGGCGGTGGCGGTGTCGTCGCGGCCGGTTCGGGCGATCAAGCGCATCTGGGCCGACGGCAATCTGCTGCGCGGGACGAGCGGGACGTTTCAGGAGCGCTGCGTCTTTCGCTGGCACGACGGCAGTGAGGATCAGCCGGTCGATCCGCTGATCGCGTCGGCGGTCGGCATGGCGTCGGCCAGCGCGTTTCGCGGGCTGTCCTATGCGGTGTTCGAGGAGCTGGAGCTGGCGAGCTTCGGCAATCGCATTCCGTCACTGACCTTTGAGGTCGAGGCCGATGCGGGCGATATCGATGCGGGGATGGTGGGCGATGCCTTGCTGGGCGAGCCGGGGCGCTGCACCGGGCGCTGGCCTTTTGCAGGCTATGCCGCGTCGGGCGACCGCGCGCGCGAGGCGCTGGCGCCCCTGTTCGAAGCCGATGCGGTGCGGCTGGTGAGCCGGCCCGACGGATGGCGGCTGGCACCTGCGGTGCTGGCCGGCGCGCCGGTCGCGCTGGCGGATTTCGGCGAGGCGCGGCGGAGTGAGGCTGTAGGTGATTGTGCCGAGCGGCGGCGCGCGCCGATGGATGCGCTGCCGGGGGTGATCCGGCTGCGTCATTATGAACCCGGGCGCGACTATCAGCTGGGGCAGCAGACGAGCATCGTCGCGGGCGGCGGGGTGCGCGAGGAACGGATCGACCTGCCCGCGGTGCTGTCCGCCGGGTCGGCGCGGGCGCTGGCGCGGCAGATGGCTGGCGCAGTGGCCGACGGCCGCGAGGCGCTGGTGTGGCGCGGCGACCTGGGCGCGCTCGCGCTGCCGGTCGGCGGGGTGGTGACTTTGGCCGATGGCGGCGCCTGGCGGCTTGCGGGGCGGACGGTGCGCGATCGCGATATCCTGCTCGAACTGCGCCGCCACCAGCCCTTGCCGGTCGATGGCGCCGGCGCCGATCCGGGCACGCCGGTCATCGCGCCCGACTGGCCCGATGCCGTCGGCACGGTGCAAATCTTCGACCTGCCCAATATCGGCAGCCCGGCGGCGAATGCACCGCGGTTGCTGGCGGCGGGCGCGGGAAGCAACGACGGCTGGCGCGGCGCCGACTGCTGGTTCGTCGCGGCGTCCGGATCGGCGCCGGTTGCCGTCGGCGCATTGCGCCCGGCAGCGGCGCTGGGGGTGCTGGCCGAGCCGCTGGGAGCGGGGAGCCTTGCCTTGTTCGACGGTGTCAGCCGTGCGCTGGTCACGCTGGTCAATCCGGCGATGACATTGGAATCGATCGACGACGCGCGGCTGCTGGGCGGCGCAAACCGGGCGATGATTGGCGGCGAGTTGATGCAATTCGGGCGCGCCGAAGCGGTGGCCCCCGGGGTCTGGCGCTTGTCGCGGCTGCTGCGCGGGCGCGGCGGCACTGAAGATGCGATGGCGCACGGCGCGGGTGCGCCCTTCGTGCTGCTGGGCGACCCGGCGGCGCTGATGCTGCCCGATGAGCTTGCCGGTGCGGCCGAAGGCACCGGAGCGACGCTGCAATGGGCGCCGCGCAATGGAGTGGCGCTGACCGAAGTTCATGTGCCCGGCGATGCGCTGGCGCTCCGGCCGCTGGCGCCGGTCCATGGGCGGATCCGGAGCGACGGGGCGGGCGGCGTCCACATCGGATGGGTGCGGCGCAGCCGCGTCGATTCGGGATGGCGCGACCATGTCGACCTGCCGGTGGGAGAAAGCCGCGCTGCCTGGCGCGTAGCGGTGGTTCCTTCCGTTGCCGGCGTCGGGCCCTGGGAATGCCTGACGCCCGAGCTTCATATCCCGGGGGCTGCTCTCGCGTCCGTACCGCCGGGGCGGGCGATCGAAATCCGCCAGATCGGGGATTTCGCGCTGTCGCTGCCCCTTTCCCTAACGCTCCTGTGAAAGGATGACAGCATGACCGATATTCCCGCGACCCCGCGCTTTGCGCTTCCGCTGCTGGCGATGGCGCAGGCGCAGAAAGAGGTGACGCACAATGAGGCGCTGACCCTGCTCGATGCGCTGACCCATATGGCGGTCGAGGATGGTCCCTGGAACGATCCGCCGACCGCGCCGCTGGAAGGGCAATGCTGGCTGGTCGGCGCCGCCCCGACGGGTGTCTGGGCAGGCGAGGCGGGCGCTGTGGCCATATGGTCCGCCGGAGGATGGCGCTTTGCCCCGCCCCGCGCCGGAATGCGCGCCGTGCGACTGACCGACGATGCGTGGCTGCGGTGCAACGGCGGCGGGTGGTCTGAACCGGCAACGATAGCGGCCCCCGCGGGCGGTATTACGGTGGATTCCGAGGCGCGATCCGCCATCATGGCATTGATTCTGCACCTCGGCGCGCAGGGCCTTCTGATTTCGGGCTAATTTTGCACCTATTCGCGGGCTAAGTGCGACTTTTGGGCAACATATTGGCGATTTGTTGGGTTGCGCGGAACCAAAGGCGCGAGTAGGACGTCTGACGAGACGTAAAGCTCAATTGAAAGGGGAATTTATT